CCTGCGCACTACACAAACCCATACATACTTACTACCCACCCTTTGTTTATGCCTGGAATCCGTGACCAGGGGCGAAGGTTTAACCTTTTGGTATACGGTAAGTAGTACGTAAGCAACCTAGTAAGCGCCTGACAGTTCACAATTTGTGGTTGTTGACTGGGCGCCAACGTGTCTTGGGAGGCAGGACGCGGGCATAAGGTGGTAGGCAAAGTAGAGCCATACTCGCTGGTACGGCTAGCCATGGGACCCAGCTTTAGCTGGTGGCGCTTTCGTCTACCGCCCGAGCTACTCTCCATCAGAAGCAGGGCCTCGTCTTCTGGTGGGCTTCACGGGCCACTCCATTTCGCTTTTAACACTTTTAACTCTTGGGATCCCATGGACCTTTTGGTCCCGGGGTCGACTCGCAGCCGCAAGCCTAATCCGCTTAGCTCCGCCTTGTCGTTCCTCGTTGGGGTAGTTTCGAGTGCCGGCCTGCTTGGGCTCTCGTTACAAGAACAATCCTGCAGTATCGCCAGGGTCTTCAACCCGGTGCGTGTGTTAGCGTCATGTAGTAGCATGCATGTGAAGTTGGTATGGTTTGTCGTCTTCATGATCTCATGTACCCTGGTCCGCCCTGCCTTAGGTGGGGATGCCCAGGATGTCGAGCGTGATCTTCGGTACCTTTCAGCTAAGGCGCCGTATAATTACGCCGCACGTTTTTTGCTTTTGAACGTTTCCCCTTTTGCTCTGTCTGACATCAACTATCTCCATCTTGTTAATATGTGTCAGCAGATGACTGCGTTCTACTCTGAGAAAGATCTCCTCAAAGGTGAGCTTGGCAGTCAGAGCTTTATTGTTGTTGGCCCTCCAACACCCTGGGAACCTGAGTTTATGGCTCTGGTCCTCCAGGGTTGTCGTTCTGACTGCCCAGTCTCTCGTGTTTTTTACCCCGCTGACCAAGAACCTGACGGAAAGTTTGGCGTTTTCTTGAACCGCATCAAGAACGTCAATAGTGAGTCTCCCTGCGGCCTTTCAGTGGTCGTAGGGCTCCAAGATGTCATGCGGGTCCACTTTATGCTTTCACGAGACACTCGCGCTACAGTCCAAGTAGCGTGGGTGTTTTTGTTTTATACTTCGGAGCGAGATAGTGTCACTGGACTAGCAGCCCTTCAGCGCCCAGCTTATTTGCCCTTGGGCGGTCGCTCCAGCGGACACACAAGAGACATTGGTTACGTCACCGACCGCTTTGTTCATCGTCACCACCTTGCTGCTATCGTGGAGACTCCTATCGTACCGGGTTCGGCCTTTGCCCAGCACGTTGGTGGCGTGGTCGCTGTTGCTGCTGCCACGCCCTACGTGCTGTTGGACGACCCTTTGGCCGACCGGACTTGTGACCCCTTTGCCGGAACGGTCAAGATGGTTGAGTGTTATCGTATTAGCAGGTCTCTTATGCGATTTGCTGACGAATTCTCTCAATCCAAATCTGGGAGCCTTATTGCTCCTTTATTTCCCTCACTCTTTAGTAAGTTGAAGGCTGATAAGCCTTGGTGGTTTCTACCCGAGGCTATAGACCTCCTTGCCATTGAGTCTCGGTTTCAGGCCCTACAGTCTCAAGGCCGACTTTTGGGACCTGTCCCTGGCTTGTCTGTAGACTCCTGTGCTCTTGAACCTCAGTGTGAACCTGAGGAAGCACCCGTCTTCGGCCCACCTCCTCCACCTCCGCCTAAGTCTTTCGTCTGGCCAGCCTTTTTGCGGCCGGTTCGTAAAGCAGCACGTCAGTATAGTAAGGGCGTCGGCATTATTCGCGATACGATTCGCGATAAAGCTGACGACTTTGGCGTGACCCCTTACCTCACAAAAGCACGGACAGTCGCCACAGGTGTTTTGGGCGCACCTCGTGACAGCGCTCGTTCCTTGTTGGCCCGGTTCCTCAATTCTGCTGCCGAGCGGTTGGACCGCTCCGGGGAGTATTTGTACGTCCATGTAGAGTTGTTTGTTGTTATGGCCACTAACACCTACTCTGATTTCATTTACTCCCAACCCGCTCCGTGTACAGCTCTTGATACTGTTGGTCCACCTCCAGCCTCGCCTGGGCGTCCTAAGAGCAAATATCACTCGCGCCCGTGGCCTGGACCTCAGGGCCATGACCCCGGTGGGGATGAAGAGGTCGTGCTCGTGGAAGACTTTGTCTCCGAGCGGCCTTATTTTCGGCTTTGGGCCGTACCACTCCGCCTTCCAGCCAGCCTGAGCGCCGGTCTATTGCTCCCCAGTCCTAAAGACCCTGAACCCGTTTTTAGGATTCCGAGTGATGACCAGCACTACCCTTCCTGTTTTAACGCGTCTTTGACGTGTTATACGGAAGACGAGGCTGACCCGTGGAAGGTTTTCCAGAAGGTGAGTCGGTACTCTTACAGGCCCAAACGCCGGTTTGACAGCTATTCTCGTTCCCAACGGCGAGCTGCGTTAGCCGCCGCAACCGCTAGAGCTATATTAAAGCCGCCACGCTACGTGTTGCTAGTAGATAGCATTTACCGTAACGTTTTCTTTTTATTTGGCTTCGTCCGAGGGTATATTTTCGCTATATACAACGAGGTTGTTTTTACCCTCGTAGCTCTTTTCTCGCCTTTTGTACAGTTGTATGAATGGTGTAGTGTTGGGTTGAGTTATTTAACCGACCTTTTTGTTGTAGTTGCCCAAAATTATTGGGCAGTTTTGTATTACAAAATTCTCGCTGTCATTTCTTCTTGCTCCTTGGCTGTAGTTTGGGCCAAGTGGTTCTTACCCCATTACCATTCCACCCCCATTCCTCGTCCCCCTGTTGCTGCGGTTGGAGCTGTCCCCGTTGCTACTATTGATTACTTTTTGGCTGATAACCAACTAGTAAGTGAGGGGCAGCATATGCCTTCTGCTTGCACCGAGCTTTCAGCCTCTCTCCGGCGCGCACAGGGGATGGGGTTCGCTTTGTTTGTCGCAGCCACTCCTACCATTTTGCAGACCAACGTGGACGTTGTACAGATTCCACTACTCCGCGTTTTGGCCGCAAAGGTAGTTGACGACTTGGGCGCCTTCGTTAGCTTTTCTGTTCTTCGCATCCCATTTCCTAGGGGCGACTACCAACAACTTTCGAGTGGTGCTGTCCTGGTGGTGGGTAATTTATACCAGGCGTTTCTTCAAGCTCGCGGACACTTTGATTTTGTGGCTCATTTGTCTGAGGTGGACGATGCTGACGTCCACCTCACTGCCGCTTTGGATCCTGCGGCTAACGACTTAGTCGTGACTTTTGCAGTTTGCCCCGCCGCAAGGAATTTGTTCCAGCGTTTCTTGTATCGTTGTAGTCCATTTCTTGCTCGGCATTTGCTACCGCCACAAGCTGATTGGATCGACCTCACTCGCACGCCTGTCTATCCAGCGGCTGTATTAGGCATGGGCGCGCCAAGCAACCTTGTGTCCGCCGCAGTCTCAGGGCATCTCTCGTCCTTGGCCTCTATGGCTCTCAAGGATGGCTGCATTTCAGCACAGGGCGTTAACAACCTGCGCTCCAAAGCCCGGTCTTTGTTGATCGAGGAGCACCGCACGCTCCCAACGCTTCCGGCGGTTATGGCAGCTCATGAAGCCTTAGTCGACACTATTGTCGTTAATTCTCTCCAGCGCGCCAAAGCGAGTGATGGCGCCCTGCGGAGGTCTCTTGATGCTTATGGCATCAAAATTTTAGACCGGTGACGCCGCGCGGGAGGGGGCATCACACCTTTGATTTATTTAATCTACCACACTCCTCAGGGTGTGTTGCGGGACATATTGTTGGCCTTTTATTTTGGCCTTCAGACTCGTCCCGTTCGGCCGGTGCTCCTTCCCATTCCGTTTCGCAACCGTGCCTTTCCGTCGACGTCAACAGTCTTACCTTTACCAACTTGTTTTTCTCAGTTTCGTATGATCTGCCCGACTTGTCTTTACCCTTCTTACCTTATACTTTTTATAGGGCCTTTGGTCGTCAACCAGTGCTTCTTTTGTCGACGGGACAGCGGCTCCTTATTGGGCTTGGACCCGAGTGCTAAAATCACCAAGACTAAAGCCAGTCCTGAGGACAAACCGCCAAACTTTGGTTTGGCGTGCTTATGCACGCCTTCCTTGGCGAGTTACGTGGTAACGGCCTCTTCTTCCTCTTGGAATGAGTTTTGCGCCATTGCTAATCGCGCAGCCAAGTGTACTCCTAAGTCAACTCGTGCTGACTGGAATCCAGTGGTGCAAGCAGGACGTGACTTGCTGGAGCTCTGTCCTGACGACTATCAGATGCACTACTATTCTGTTGATGAGTTCCTCGCCAAAACTAGCATTTCCACTGCTAACAAGCGAGCTATACGAGAGGAATACGAGAGTTTCTCTGGGTGTGAAAGCGCCATTCCACCTTTGAGAATGATAGGCGGTCGCGAGCCCATTTGCGACTGCTTCACTAAAAAAGACAAGGATCCGCCCGGATTCCGCAGTCGGTGTATAAGTGGGCAACACCCTTTGGTTACTGCTTACACCGGGCCATTTGTAGCATCTTGCCAGGAGTGGCTTGAGAAAGTCTTCGGCGGTTGCTGCTCAAACACTGACACTTTAGAAGGGATTTTTGTTGCCGCGGGTAAGACACCTGAACAACTTAATCTCTGGCGTCGTAGCGTACCCAGTGGTTCTTCTATTAAGGCCACTGACCAAACTAATTTTGACTCGTTACAAAAAGAGGGCGCCGTTGATTCTATCATGGCGCTCTACGCTCATCTTTTGCGTAAGTTTCCTCACCCCAACGCCCGCTTCATTATGCGTCTCCTTCGTTTCCAAAAATTAGATATGAAGGGGCGCACAGCAAAAGGCTGGTTCTGGGGCGTAAAGGGCGGACAAAAATCAGGCGCTTCTGACACTTGCATGTCGAACACCTGGAATTCCATGGTGACAACCATGTATGCCTGCTCCATAGCCAGCGGCGTTGCTGTTAAGCTTTTGGTCGCCACTGGCTTTCGCTTTGCTTTCATGGGTGATGACACTCTCTTCTCCGTCCCACCAAACGTCCCTTTTAGTGACACTCTCTTCATTAACACTATGAAAGATCTGGGTATGGACGTGAAGTTCGAGACCGCCAGCGCTAAAGCTGAAGTCTTTCTGAACATGGTCCCCGTGCCAGTGGGAGGTGGTGTCTATCCCACGCCCGTACGGGTGAACTGGGACTGTGATAGTTGCCGCCCAGAGAAGTCAAAAACCGAGGTGGCTTATGTGAGCAAGCACGCCCCGGCCGATCTACGTGTTAGCAATGATGCTGCCTCTTACACCCCTAACACGTTAACCCCAGAGCAATTCGCTGCCCTTCCTGCCGTTGAGAATGGTGTTCTACGCATTCCTTCGGAGTGCGTTTTCACCCCTTTGGTGGGACGGGGTTTCTCGCGTTTGTTCTGGACGCTTTCGCAGCCCAAAAGCCACATCTCTCACATACACTCTGTAGTCGAGTGCATGTTGCCTGCTGTGGCGCACCATCCGTTGTGGTGTGTTTGGTTGTTGCGATTGTGGTCCCTCACTCTGTCCACCGCCAAGGCCACCAACGTGGCCGCTGACTTAAATTTAAAGTACAAGATACTTTATCGAACGACTCATCCAACGAGTCCTGAAGTTGGTGTGTGGCTCTGTGAACGCTACGGTACGGACCCTAGCGAATTGGCCAGCTGTCTAGCCTACCTAGCCTCTGTTGAGTTGGGAACCATTTTGGACCACCCACTCATAGAGAAGGTCACTAGTGTAGACTGGAGGCCAATCACCTTCTAGCTTTGCTAGAATGTATGTTGTATGCTACATGTTGTCTGTTGTCTGTCGTGCTTTTCAAAAGCTGCAACCATGTGGCCATGAGAGGGGACACATTCGTGTCTAACGGAAGAGGTTCTCACCGGTTCGCTTGCCATAAATTAGAACCGGGCTCACACTGAAAGAAACATCAAAAGAGTATTCGTCTTTCATGTTGTCTCATGAGGTCCGAGGTTGTCCCTCGGGCCGGGTGGCTATGCCATG